CTGATCACGATGGTGAGGGGCTGCGCGCGGGCGCCGGTGCTGGTGGTCAGCACGTCATAGAGGCTGCGGTTCGGCGCCTGCGCCAGCTCGTCATAGATGATGGCCGAGGCGTTGAAGCCGTGCTTGGTGCGGGCATCGCTGGACAGCGCCTGATAGAAGCTGCCGCTGGCGTAATGCACGATGCGCTTGGTGCTCTCGATGATGTTCACCAGCCCGTGCAGATCGGGGTCGGCGCGCACCATGGCGGCAGCGGCATTGAAGATTTGCGCGGCCTGGTTCCGGTCGGCGGCGGCGGAATATACCTGGCCGTTGATCTCCCCATCGGCCAGCAGGTGATAGAGCGCCAGCGCGGCGGCAAGTTCGGTCTTACCGTTCTTGCGCGGCATGGTGATCAGCGCCGTGCGCACGATGCGGCGGTCTTCCGCGTTCACCGGATCATAGATGCCCCGGATGATGGCTTCCTGCCAGGGGCGCAACAGGAACGGCCGCCCCGCCTGCGGGCCGGCCGTGTTGGTCAGCATACGGATGAAGCGGATTACCCGATCAGCGCGGCCCATTTGTTGCGCTCCTTCGGCACGCCAAGCTTCAGCCCGTTCCGGTCGGCCGGCGACAGGCCAAGCCGGGTTGCCAGGCTGGCCATGGTCTTCGCCGCGTCATTGCGGATGCGCAGGTAAGGCGAGGGCTTGCCGCTGCGCGTCACCAGCGAGTCGCCGAACAGGTCTTTCGTGTTGCGCAGTTCCTCGGTGGCGCGCTTATGGAGTGCCCAGGCTTCGCAATAGGCTTCCAGCAGCCCGGCATCGGCCAGGGTGATCATGCCCGGCGGCACACTGTCCATGATCTCCCGCCATTTGCCCTTGGCATCCTCCGACAGATAGTCGGGACAGGTCGCCTCGCCCTGCGGCACCGGCTCGGCCTGGTTGATCGGCAGCCGCCCCGGATTGCCTTCCAGGACGCGCAACTGCGTCGGCTTCGGCTTCGGCCCGCGCGCGCCCATGGCTTACCCTCCCCGCTGCTGCGCGCCCTGGCGGATCGGCGTGTCGCCGGCCCAGGGCGTATAGGAATCGAACCAGTGCGAGACCGCGCGCAGCTGCTGGCCCATCACCTTCGCCCGCGCCGGATCATCCTTGATGCGTTCGATGCAGATATGGCGCGGCGTCAGCAGCACGATGGTCCGCACCGCCCCCAGCATGGTGGCCCAGCGGCGGCGCTGTTCGCCCCGCGCGGCGGTGACGATGAACCAGGCGCCGCTATGCGCGCCATCCTCGGCCAGGGCCGCCAGCCGGCGGTTGCGCTCGGCCAGGCCGGCGTCGATCAGCCGGCGCGACCAGACGCGCTCCCGATAGCCGGTCTGTTCGGCAATGATCGCGTCCAGGTCGATCAGCACGTCGCGGGTACGGATATGCTGGCGCACATAGAAGCTCTTGCCGGCCCCCGGCGGGCCGCAGACGATGGTGAGGCGCGGGCGGGACCGCTTCAGGCCGGCCGGCTCGTGCAGCGCCTCCGGCCCGTTCCACCAGTGCCGGCCGCTCATCGGGCGGCCTTCCGCATCGCAGGCGGTGCGCGGCACATACTCGCCACGCGCATTGCCGAAGCCGCCATCCTGCCGCGCCGTCTTGCGGGAGTGGCAGCCATGGCACAGCAGCTGAAGGTTGGAGAAGCCGTTACCGCCGCCCTCGGCCAGCGGGCGGATATGATCGACATGGGTTGCCCCGCCGGCACCGCAGGCGGCGCAGATACCGCGCTGCCGGGCGCGGAAGGCATCGGCGATCCGGCGCCATTCGCGGGTGCCATGAAAGCGCGTTGCGGGGCGGTCGAAGGTCATTGCCAGCCCCCTAGAACGCCCACTGGCGGTAAACGTCCAGCCCGTCGCCCTCGTCCGGCGGGGTGCCGTCGCGCACATCGTACATCAGCGACACCTGGCGCAGGATCGCCATGCGGATGGCTTCCGGCACATCCTCGGGATCGTCGCCGAAGCCGGCGGTAAAGCGGACCGTGACCGATTCGGGATGGGCCGCCATCGCCGGCCAGGCCCGGCCGCGTGCCGGCGCCAGCCGGGCCGGCGCGATATCGCCAAGCCCGGTTGCCTCATAGGCGTCCGGCGCCAGCAGGTGCTGCACGCCGTCCGGGTCCAGATAGTGGATTTGATCGACCGACTGACAGGGCGGCAGCGGCAGCGACAGCACCGGCGGCAGCCGGTCCCGGCGCAGCTCCCACACCTGCGTGATCAGGCACAGGCCGGGAAGGCCGGCGGTGCCGTCCAGCCGCTCGGTAGCGGCGCGGATCATGACCAGAATGCCCTGGTCATCATCACCATGATCGACGCGCAGATACTCCTTCGCCTCTTCCAGCGACACCGGCAGCTGTTCGGGGGCGGTCACGCGGATCAGGCTCATCTCGGTCTCTCCCGGTTAAGAAGGGATGGGGGCGCGGTGCTACCCTCAATCTCGCCGCGCCCCCGGAACGTCCGGCGGGTCGCCGCCTACGCCACCGGACGTTCGTTCGCATGGCCCTTCACGATCACCGCGCCGGCGGCAATCGACGTGCCGCCATTCTTGGTCAGCACGGCGCGGATGAACCGCTTGTGGCCGATATAGCCGACCTTCACGACGCTGGCGGCTTCCAGCGTCTCGGGCAGCGCGCCGGTCAGGTCCCCGGCCTCGACCGGGGCGAAGTCGCCGGGCTGGTCGGTGTCGGATTCCTGAAGGCTGGCGGTGAAGTCGCCATCGCCGGCAATCGCGCCGGTCTGCACGATCAGCGCCGCCGACCGGAAGCCCAGCAGGTCGATGGGATCGCCGGTCGCCGTCGCGGTCAGCACGGCCGGCGCCACCGCCGGCACGATCCCGATATTGTTGGCAAGGTCTCGCATAGTCTTACTCCGTCCGATGAAGGGGATGGGAGACGCGGGCGGGACACACCCGCGCCTCCCGTAACGTCCCGCCGTGTCCGAAGCGGCGGGGCGCTATCAGCTTGTGGCGCAGCGCAGCTTGCGCAGCGCCTCGGCCAGCACCGGCCCACCGCCGACGCGGCGGTAGGCATGGAAGCGCACCTGGCCGACCTTCGCCTGGGTGAAGGGATCGCGCATGATCGCCAGCGACACGCGGTCATAGATGCGATAGGCCGACGCGATATCGCCGAACAGGATCGGCTCGGCCGCCGTGCCAATATCCGGCATGTCCGGCGCCTCGATCACCGGCCGCCCAAGGATGGTTTCCGGCTGGCCCTCGGCATAGGAGGGCTGCCACAGCAGCCGCCCGTCGCCATCCTTCAGCTTGCTGACCTCGGCCAGGGTGGCGCCGTTCATCATCCACACCGCGCGGTTGCGGTAATAGGCCGGCAGCGCGTACTTCAGGTCGATCAGTGTGTCCGCCGGATCGGTCCCCAGGGTGGACGCATTGCCGGTCGGGGTATGAGCGACACCCGGCGCTTCCAGCAGCCCCAGCGGCTTCTTCACGCCATTGCCGACAACGAAGCTGCCGCCTTCCAGCTTGCCGAACTCCTCGGCCAGGTCGAAGGCGATTTCCGCCTCGACATTCACCGCCGAATCTTCCAGCAGCCGCCGGCTGACATCGACATAGCAGGCCATTTCATGGATCGGGATTTCCAGCTGGCCATAGGCCGGCTCGGTGCCCTGCCGTTCCTCGGTCTCGTCAACCCAATGCGCCGTGGGCTGGCCGGTACGCTTCGGCAGGATCACCGCCCCCGAGGCGGTGTTGCCGACGCGCGCCGCCTGGCGCACCGGGGAGAACTCGACAATCCCCCGGATCACCTCGGCAACGAACTCGTCCGGCGCCAAATAGCCGCCCGCCGTATCCTCCGACACGCGCAGGCTGCGCACCTCGTCCGGCGCCATGGCTTCGGTGCCGCGCCGCAGGAAGCCGGCAAAGGCGCGCCGCTCCACCGGCGGTTCGTCGCCGCTGCCGCCCGCACCAGTGCCGGGCCGCTGGCTGCGCACTTCCAGCGCGTCCAGCCGCTCGGTCACGCCGCGCAGCTCGGTGGCGATCCGCTCATCCGTCGCCGTGCGGTGCTGTTCCACCGCGCCGCGCAGTTCCTCGACGGCCTGGGTCGCCAGCGCGACCGGATCGCCGTCCTCGTCGCGCCGCTCGATGGGCGGGACGGTCGGCAGGGCCGAACGGGTCTCGATCCTCTCCATGATTACTTCCTCCTGATCAGGGTCGCGGCGCGGCGGGCCGCCTCGATGAATGCCGCAACGCCAGCCGGGCCGGCCGCGCCTTTCACGCTGGTCACGCGCGCCTTGCTTGCCGCCGGCAGGCTGACCAGGCTGATTTCCACAAGGTCGATATCGGTTAGCACGCGCCCGCCATTCGGGCCGCGTTCGGAAGACCGGGCGCGGAAGCCGATGGAAAGACCGTTCACCGCTCCCGCCTTCAGCAGCGCCAGCGCCTCCGCGCCGCGCGCCGTCTCGGTGACCAGCTTCCCGGTCACTTTCAGGCCGCGCGCATCCTCTTCCAGCTCGGTCCACACGCCGATGGGCTCGTCCGGGTTATGGTTCCAGAACATCGCCGGCCCGCCGGTCGCCTTGCGTGCCGTCAGGCTCTTGCGGAACGCGCCCTTGCGGATCGTGTCGCCGTAGCTGTCCGGCTCGCCGAACACCGAGGCATAGCCCGAGAAGGTGCCGGCCTCGTCGGTGGCGAAGCGCACTTCAGGCGCAGCAAGCGTCAGCGTCTCACGCTGCGTCATTGAAGCGATCCTCCGCAGGGGTGGGGCTGGTGGTGCCGGGGGTGGTGGTGCCGGTGCTGGTGCCGGGCGCGGCGGCCGAATCGGTCTGGCCGGCCTGGCGGATCAGCTGATCGCCACCGTCCACCGGCGGCCGGTTATCCAGTCGGCGCACCTCGTTCGGGGTCAGCCAGGAACCGCCGACCGCGTTGCGATAGGCGGCAAAGCGCGCGGCCAGATCGGCGCGCAGCAGATCGTCCACCATGAACTCGACGAACAGCACCGCGCGTTCCTCGGGCGTCAGCAGGACGCGGGTCAAGGCGGCTTCCCACAGTTCCAGCCAGGGCAGCAGGGTGAACTGCAGGAACTGCCGCGCCAGCTCTTCGACATTGCGCCAGGTGGCGCGGTCCAGATCGCCGATCAGCGTGCCCGGCACCTTCAGCGCGCGGGCAATCTCCTGCGTCACGAAGCGGCGCAGCTCAAGGAACTGCGCATCGGTGCTGCTGAACTGCTGCGCCTCCCACTCCATGCCGTCTTCCAGGATCAGCGTCCGGCCGCTGTTCGCCCCGCCGGCATGCATGCTGTTCAGGCTTTCGCGCAGCCGCTTCACCGTCTCGGGGTTCAGCGCCTTGGCGTATTTGAAGATGCCCGAGGGCCGGGCGCCGTTGCCGAACAGCCGCGCCTGGTGCTCGGCCATCACCAGGTCAAGCCCGATGGCCTCCCGGCAATGCTGCATGAGGCACACCGGCCGGTCGAAGCTGCCGCCCGGCGTCGGCAGGTACAGCACGTCACGCCAGTCCAGCCGGCGTTCCCTGCCGCTCTCGGTCACGATGAAGTCCGGCTCGCCGGACGCGGTGTCGATCTTCACCTTGCGCGGGTCCAGCCGGTGCAGTTCGCGCGGCTGGCCGTTCGCCCGGATCACCTGGCCGATGCCGGCGCCATGCAGGATCGCGTCCAGCTGCATCGCCGTGCGGGTCTCGACACCGCCCGCCCAGGGCGTCCAGTCGCCGGCCAGCAGCCGCGCTGCCGGATGATCGCTTTCCCGCTCCCGCGTGCCCTTCTCGCCGCGCCGGTACAGGTGAACCGGCAGGCTCCCCACCGCCTCGCTGATCGCCCGG